GCACACATCGCACGGGCAGTCTCGAGCAACCGTGCTCGCTATGAACCCGAGCCTGTCATCCGTGCTATACCCGAGCAGGATACCCAGCTCCCACTGCAATCGTGGGCGTGATATCTCGCCAGCTTTCGCGTCGTAGATCAGGTCGATTGCGTGAATCGCGTGGTTCCTGTCCGGGTACAGCGGGTGACTTCGAGACGCTACGAATACCATCTCGTGCTTATCGCCATCCTCGCACCTGAACATCGCAAGCTCGCAGTAGAGGTTCTGATGCTGTGCCATCATTGCGACGGTCTCGTATGCAAGCGTAGACTTGCCTGAAGACACGATCAGCAGTGGCTTCTCGTAGTCGAGCACGTCCGTCAAGCCGAGCATGCACGTGTCAAAATACGCACGTTCCTGTTTGTTCATGATATCTCCTCAGTCATAGGCGGGAGCACAACCCACTCCCAGTGTTCGTCCGTTGTTCCGTCCTCATTCACGCCACAGTGCCAGCACCCGAGGCAGAAGCAAATCCACTCCGTCGGGTGCCTGTAGCTGATATCCTCACTCCCGTCATGGCTCGTCACGCCAGCGTCACAGTGCACGGTCACTTCGGAATCGTGGCTGAAACCAGTCGGCTTTGCTCCCGCGTAGCCCTGATAATACCCTGAAGCCCAGCTTGCGCGTGGCCGGTCAGGTACACGTTCCCCGCGCACGCCTGTGGCGGGATCGAATCGGAATACTTTCATAATTGTTTCCTCTTGTTGGAGTGTCGCTTTAATCCGTAAAGCGGCCAATAAAGCGGCCAATAAAGCGGCCAATACACCCGCTCGGGCAGGTGCATCAGTCGCGTCACGTACGCGGGTTCTTGCGGGTGTTACTGCGCTGGCGCGCGGTTACTGCCCGATACTTCGAGCGTTTAGATTGCTTCGCACGCTTGCGAGACACGAAATCGTGCTCGCTAAGCGCGTCCTCGACCGCGCACAAGACGTTGCGCGCCATCAGTCGCGACACACAGCGGCGAGAAACATTATCACGCAGCCCCATGCGATCATCCACGCAAGGGCGATCATGATGCCCGCCTTGCAGCCAGCCGCGCGTTGTTCTTCGCGACGATGTCCGCAGTCTCATCCGCGAGCCAGCTTCCCTGTTTCGGGATGCCGGACCAATCGAGCGAACGCTCAGCGGCTCGCATATGCGCGGAATGCGCGGCCTTACGCCAGTCCCGGCGACTCACGCGATCACCGTCGCGTAGGGCGTCGAGCACACGTCACGCATGAGCCACTCGCGGTCCGGCGTAGTCGCCAGCGCGGCGGCCGCACGGCGTGCATTTTCCGCGCGGATGTCACGTGCGGTCTGGCTGAATCCCGTGTCATGACGGGCCTGAAGCTCGCGTGCTTCGCGTTGGTTTGCATTCGTAGTTCTCATATCAAAATCCTCATCAGCGTACGCGATATCGTTGCGCACGGACGTGAACCCGCTTGCGCAGGCCCACGTTTCGGTCACGTTATGCGGCTTTGCTAGCCTTGCGGTTCGCAGCGGTCACAGGCGCGAGGGTCTTGTTGTAAAATTCCTCGAGGTCGGCCATTTTCTTGGCGACGGTCTTCGGGAGCGTGACGCCTGCGGTTATCAGCGCGGTCGCTGCCTTGCGGTTCTTTGCACGGGCAGACAGGATTGCGGAACGTTCTTCGTTAGTCAATGTAGCCATGGTGTATCTCCAAAGTTTCGACCTACCGGGTCTCATCAGGCACGCGGGATAGCGTGCTACTTTGAGTTTGGGCATAGGCGCGGAGGTCCGCTCGCTAGCTTGACTGTCCCGTTTTTCGCTGGTGGGATGCTTCCGCTGCAATGGCGCGGAGTGGATAACCAGCTCGGTTCAGAATCCGTGCGGGCAGTGTCGGCTGCCGCTCAGTCGGGATTCCCGAGGGCCGAATCGGGGAGGGCTTTTGGCGACTGCCCCGTTTCGACGATTCCCACTTTGCCAGACTGCCAGAAAACTGCAAGCACTATCGGTGAAAACTGTGAACCACGTCACACTCTTTTCCGATTTCATTGGGCTACAGCACCGAACCACTGTATGAATCCACAGTACTCGTCGTCCGGCTTCCCGCCGAATCTGCGCAGCCACCGCCACGCCGAGGATGAACCGCGACGCGATCCCGCCCGGCCGCGACGTGGAACCACGCGCGGTACATCACGCGCACGCGCAGCGCACGTCGCGGTACCCCATCGCGCGCGGTACATCACGCGCGCACGTAGCGCGCATCACGGTACTCCATCGCGCGCGCGCCACGCACGCACGTGGAATGTGTCGCGCTCAGCGTGAAGCCCACGCGGCGGCACTCTTTACGCGCGCGCGTCGCGCACGTCGCGGTACTTCACGCGCGAGAGTACGCTACACTCAGCTGCGTGTTCGCTGTAGCTCCTCACATACGCGCACGTGTACGCGGTACCACACACACCTGCGTACGCGCGCGTGAATGATGAGAAAAAAAACAGATAGGCAGACAGGGACGCTGGCACTCACGGCTGCCCTCGCGGTACCCTACCCGCGCCTGTACGTGCACGCACGCGCGTTTGAAGTGCGCGACCAGTGGCGTGAAGTGGGCTTGAAGTGGACTCGAAGTGGACCGCCAGCTCCTCATACACGTGCGCACACACGGTCCTTCACGGGGGCGCGACGCGCGCGGTTGTGTGTACACAGGCCGGGGCAGGGGGGCGGCGAGACGGGTGTGCGTAAAGATGGCACCTCGGATAATTGTGGCAAATATTTGACCTACTCCGTAGGGGCACACGGCCTACTGGGTAGGTGGTGCCGCCGCGAGGGATCGAACCCCGGACCCCCTGCTTACAAGGCAGGTGCTCTACCAACTGAGCTACAGCGGCTACAGTGAACACGCAGTTGAACCTACAGTGGACACACAGGTAAGGGTAGGGAAGGGGGATGTGGGTACCTACACTGAACAGTACACTTACATCCCCCCTAAGCCACTCTATGTTTACTTAAAGATACACACTAAGTAACTATAAGTAGCACTAGAAGGGGTCTGACCTGCTGGAGTGTCGCTTTATTCAGTGACCCTACAGATCAAGGACTTACCCATCTCTTCCTTGTCGATCCTCCCTTGAGGTTCTGACATGATCTCATGAACTTCTCAAGCTCCTTATCTTGGAGACGTGAGCTGGCCTTGTCGGCTGCCTTCTCGGTATCCCTGTCGATCTGCTGGGTGAAGAACCCGACAGCCTCGGCGAGTACGTCGATCCTGTCATCCTGCTTGAGAGAGCCCCTGTCCTTCGTAAGGAAGGCCAGCTGATAGAACCCATTGTAGTACTTGGCACGCTCTCCTGCGTCCTCTGGTAGCTCTGTGTTCTGATTGAGCACCAAGGACTTGTCTACGACCAGACGGTGCTGGTTGAGGACAGGCTCGAGCTTGTCAATGATCCTGAGTTCCTTCTGGCCGGATACCTTGTATTCACTTAAAGTCACCGGGTAGATGGCATGAAGCACAGGCTCAAAGAGCCCGAGGAACATACCGTCACCGAAGTTACCCTCGACACACACGTCGTTGACCTTCTCGTCACGTGCGATCATGGACAGTGCCTTGAGTGTCTGCGAGTCATAGCCACCAACCATACCACCCCACCTCGTTAAGAAGAGGCGGCCATGGAGTTGCTTGACGACAGCATAGGCGGTTTCATCCTTGCCTCGGCCCGAGGGGTCGATGAACATGGCTGAGCCTTCATATGCTGTGTGGTCGTCAGAGACGCTCAGAGGCGCGTAGAAGCGATCTCCGTTCAACCCTACGTTAGGTACCTCCTTCAGCTCAAGATTGCCTGACGAGGCCCACACGAGGCGTGAGGGTGCAACGTCGGTATTACAGTCATGAACTATCAGGTCACGGAACTTCAGTGGATACTTTGTGGCGTCAGAGAGGGTTGTGTTAAGCATGAACTGAAGAGAAAATCCACTTCTTCCATACTCAGCCTCGCGCTCAAGTAGATCGACCTCGTCGAATCGGGCATCGTCTGTTGGTCGTCCGGCACAAAGGGGATCAGCTCGTAACCGTTCCAGTAGTTCGGGAGCCAGACGGTCACCATAAGTGGGTAATTCGTCTTCGGTTGGGAACCTTGCGGGCCAGATTCGGGTTTCATATCCTCGTTCCTCGAAGTTATTGTACACAGTTTGCACTGATTGAGGTGTACCAAGGCCGATTGACTGGCCGATCTTGGGCATAAGGATAGCACCACCCATCTCTTTGGCCCTCATGTCCAGCGTTTCGCGCTTTCCTTCGGTCAATGAGTTGTTCGGTACCTCGATATCATCGAATACGATCTTCGATGCACGACCACCAGTCATCTGACCGGTGATTCCTACGGCTCTTACGGACGGAGCCTGCGCTGGACGGCACGGCCCAACGTCGAAAGCGAGAGTAGAGTCCCTCTGTCCGTCCTTCTTACGGGGGAGCAGGTAGTTGAGCAGGGGGAACATCTGGATACACTGCTTGGTGAAGGTTGAGAACTCGATTGCCTTGTATTCAGACGCCGAGACAACCATGATCTTCTCTTCTGGGTCTCTAAGTAGGCACCAGATGACGAATGCGGCAGTGATCCATGACTTGCCGATGCCACGGAATGCCATAACGATCCGTTTCTTCGGTCCATGCTGGAGATAGTGTGCAATTTCATACTGACGCTCCGTTGGTTCGGGCAATCCTAGCTGTTTCCACAGCCACCAGAGGAATACACGGAAATCATCGTGCATCTTCTGGTGTGACGTGGTGG